AAGAACAGGGCGGCTCATGCCACCCGTCCCTGCCACTACACTATTAAGATATTTCTGTACCATTAATTCGTGTATGTTCATGCTTACTCCACATCAATGAACTCGTTAACAAGACTTTCATCGGCAGTGTTCAAAGTCTCTACTGCCTTAGCAGTGAACTCCGAGTTGATGTAGTCATTGTACTGAGTGATCCACTCTGAACTATTGCGGTGCATCTGTAAGACATGATCCGTTATAGCTAAGTCAGAGGAGAAGTCAACGTCTACCTTAGGTACAAAGTAGGACTGACCATTATTCATCTCCCGCTCTAATGCACCTACGTGGATGCTGAACTGGATGAATGAACGGTTACGTCTTGCAATATCCTTAAAGGAATCACCGAAGGTCTTGAAGGCTTCACGGTTATCTACTTCCCAAATGAACGGGGTGGTAGCTACCTTAATGCTCTCACCTTTCTCATTGATAGGGTCAACCATAGTGATCTCACCAAACAATACACGTACTCTCTTGACTGACTTAATAAGATCCTTCATCTTATCGGGTACAGAATTCCAATCTTCAATGAAACCTGCTGGCTTACCACAGTTAAAGCCTCCATCAGTATCCTTAAGATCTGAATTAAGATCATCAGACATTAGTGTCTTCACGTAACGACTGTTAGCTGGATCACTGATATAACGCTTATACATAAAGGACTGCATGAAGAATCTCACAGTAGCTTCGGGTGCATATGCAAAGGTTCCATCATCCTGTTCCAAGCGGTACTGCCCTGCTTCTACTACCTCCATCTTCTTCTTCTTACCATCAACATCAACGACACCCATCAGTGGTGTATGCCACATACGTAAGCGTGGTAGTTTGTTCTTGGAACCAGAACCACCTTGCTCGTTGGACATACCTGTTAAGCGCATCAATTCTTCTTGACTTACTTGATTTAAAGCTACTTCACTCATATTACTTTTCCTTTTTGCTATTAGCAATCTACTTGATCTAACCAATTATTTCCCATCTTAGCTTCTAGAGATAGAGGTAAGTTGAAATCAATATCCCACAGTTTATTTACTGTGCTTACTAACTTACTCTCTACTTCTACGACTACTTTCAGCATAGCCTCACGCTCGTCAGGGTGTACATCTATTACCATACTATCATGCACGGTGTTAACTATGCAACTCTTTAGTCCCCTTTCATTCATTACTTTCTCCATCATCAGCAGTGCAACTGGCACTATGTCTGCCGTAGCAAATGACTGAACAGGATAGTTCTTAATCATGGTAAAGTTTGTAACCGTACCATCACGCCTTCTTGACACATCAGGAAAGGCAAACTGCCTACCTGAAGGTGTTGTAATCTTTCTCTCTGACAATGCCTCAGTAGCTAACTTCTTATGCCACTCTGCTATGCCTCGGTACTTATGCATGAAGTGAGTGTAGTACTTAGCTTCTGCAGGTGTACGTCCATAACCTGAAGCACCATACAGGGGAGCAAACGTATGCATCTTAGCATTTTGTCTGCCTGTTGCTTGACCTGCATTGGTAATAATGTCGGCAGTATACTGGTGAACATCAAATCCTTCTATGACTTCCCTGATAGCCACCTTGTCCTGAGATAGGTAAGCTGCTACACGGAACTCTAACTGCCCGAAGTCAGCCTCCATTATCTTACCGCCAGCCCAACGAGATATGAACACACGCTTAACTGGGAACGTACCACCTCTAGGCATGTTCTGCATATTAGGATTTCTCCCTGACAGTCTAGCCGTTGAAGTAATGTGCTGAGTAAGTTGTACATGTAGCATACCATCTGCCTTAGTAAACTTCTCAATGCCACCTACAAAGGAGGACAGGTAGGACTCAATAGCATTTAACCTACGTAGCTTAGCTAAGAAGTTACCCTCCCGCTCCATGCCCTTGCCTCTAGCTGTAGCTTCAAGTGTTTCAAGGATGCCCTTACCTGTACTGAAGCCACTAGCACTAGCCCACGTAGCCTTAGGTGGCGTGAACTTAAGACCTGCTAACTCCTTAGTGTTCTTTAAGGTATAGCCCATACGGTTACATTCCTTACAGATGTTCTTGTTCTTACGGGGTATCCCCTTCTTAGTAAGTAACTGAACCATGCCAGTGCCATTACACATGAAACACTTTGCTGCCTTAGTCTTATAGACAGGGCCAGTCATAGACTTCATGCACTCTTTGAACTTACTGTCAGACATAAATGCATTAACAGTCAAGGCCCATGTCTTCTTATTTGTAGGCTTACGGGAAAAGACTAAGGTGGATAGCTGCTCAGGTGAGTTGATGTTGAGCGGTGTATCACCCATTAGTTCCTCAACGAACTCCATCAGTTCCTCACTCAGTGAAGCCCTCTCCTCTTCAAACTCGGTCTTTACCTTAGTCAACTCTACTAAGTCTACCTTAATGCCTCGCTTGTATATCAGTGCCAGTTCAAAGCAGGTGTCCATAGTAAGATCTAGCACGGACTGCATACTACTGTTCTCGCTGTTGGCAAACCTAGCCATCTGTTTCTTATAGACACCAAGAGTAGAGCGTAGGTCATAGCGTAGGTACTCGTCTAACTCGTCAAAGGGAATATCCTTTGTAGATGTGCCAGACTTCCAGTAGTCGGACATAGTATCAAGCTTCTGTTCTTCTAGCTGGTACTGTGCAGATACAAAGCCTAGGTTGAGGGGAGATTTTATACCCTTGTTAAGTATGTACTCACCTAACATAGTATCGTATATCTTTCCGTCATACTTGAATCCACATTCCCATATCCATGTAAGGTCATGCACTGCATTGTGGCATATTAGTAGGGTGGTATCATCTAATATGTTCTGCGTCATGTCATGCCCATCTGGTGTTGGCTCTTCATCTGAATGGGTGAAGGTGACTACAGTTTCATTGTCGTAGTACCCGCCCTCATACAGCATACCTATCATGACCAACTCATTCTCTGCCTCAAACGGATCAAAGTGCTGCTTACCATCCCTCTTACAGGTGGTGTTCTCTACATCTAATACAGTTATCATAGCTCACCTCTTATATATTTAATAGCTCTCTTCAACCTTGGTATGTTGTCATTGAAAGCCCCTAATGCTCTGTTACAACTGTGGCATAACCACCCTCTGAAGGTATCACTATCGTGGTCATGGTCTAGTACCCATGGGCCTGCATTACCCCCCTTACCTGCTGCGTCTTTCTCTTCGCAGAAACAAAGGGGACACTCATAGCCAGTCGGAGGCATCCCATGTACTGCCCTTAACCCCTTACGAGTTCGGGTCAGTTCGTTAGTGCAGGATCTACACTCTGCTCTTAAGTACAATGCCCCATTAGCTGGGCCAAAGGCAGAGAAGGGTAGAGCATGAGTACACTTTGAACATACCTTAGTGTCCTCTGAATCTGCATCACCTGCATAGTCGTCAATGAATAACTGTATCTGTTCAAACTCCATATCTTGCAATCCTTCCATCAAGCATACAGGTTACCTTACCATGCCATCCAGTTAGTTTATTCTTAGTGATATTGATGTGACGCATTGGATCCTCCGCTGTATCATCATCCCCTATAGCAGGGTTCTTGGCAATCAGTAGCATGAGGTCAGCCTCTGATGCCTTACCTGTCTTGGAACCTTCCATCATAGATTGATTAAGGATTACCTTACCCTCTGCCTCTGCACTAAGCTGCGACATATAGAACAAGGCACATTCATATTGCTTAGCAATGTCTCTTGCATAGATAGCATTTGCCTTGAGTACCATGTCCTCACGAACAGCACCATTATTCTTGGCAAACTTATCACCCATGTCTACGACAACTATGTCAGGCTTGTAGGACTTAACAACAGACTCAACCCATGACATGTCCTTACCTGTTGCATCTATGAACTTAACATTATCCTTGATCTTCTGGTATTTAGATCTAGCCCCACTAGGGTTATCCCGTATCTGATTTAATGTCATGCCAGTAGAGGCACTCAAGTAACGAGATGCTACACGGGTTACAATCTCTTCGTTACACATAATCACACACTTAGCACCCTGCTCAGCAAAGCCATTAGGCCCAGCAATAAAGGAAGCATGGCTGGAAGTCTTACCTGTCTCTGGTCGTGCACCAATCATAATAAGGTGGCCTCCACTAACGCCCTCCACCTTCCTTGCAAGAGTGGGAAGATTGAACTTCCACTGTGCCTCAAGGTCACTTCTCTCCAGCAGGTAATCCATATCAATGTCAGCCCATTCAACTGACATGTTAGGTGTGAAGTCTTCGTTGTAGTTCTCAAGGATAGCACGTAAGGGTTCAAGGGATAAGTGTTCCCCGTTAACATATTCAAAGCCTAAGTTGGCTACCTCTTCCCCTACTAACTGCCTGAACATATCAGATAGTACATCACCTGCTATGTCTGCCCCCATCACTACTTCCCTGTCAATCTTATCAAAGATAGTTTGAAAGGAGGACTTCTGTGCTGTTGTAATGGTGGGGTTCTTGGAGAAGAAGAGTGCCTCCACCTCTACTGGGGTGACTGACCTTCCGTAGGTAGTGATGGCACTATCAATGGTTGCCTTAACCTTACGTCCGTCCTTGCTAAATATATTGTTAGGGCAACGAATACCCTTGTGGTTATCATGGAAGTCTTTATCCATGAGTGTTCTGAGTAATGCTAATTCCATGATACTGTTCCTTATTGTTTATAAAGTACACTAGAGGTGTCCACTAATGTACACCTATTTAGACGGGGGATCTACCTGTTTCTTCCTATGCTTATGCAATCTATTGCCTTCACATACAGGACAGCCCTTGTTGTTACCACAGCTAGGTGACACTGACTTACCCCCTGTCTTCTCCTTCTTCTTTGTTCTGCTCATACATCACCTCTTAGCTCCCGTTACCCTGCCATTATGTGATTCAAGCTTCTGCTCTAGTTGATTGATCTTCATCTTAAGTTTAGAGATAATCTCCTTGTCCGTACTAGTCTCATTGTAC